ACAAATAGACTCATGTGTAACTGACCCTCCTTATGGCTTATCATTTATGGGCAAGGCTTGGGATTATAATGTGCCTGATATTGAAATTTGGAGTTTTGTTTATGATGCTTTAAAAAATGGTTCACACCTTTTATCATTTTTTGGCTCACGCACTTATCACAGGGGAGTCATACCCATCGAAGATGCTGGCTTTGAGATTCGTGATCAGTTGATGTGGCTTTATGGCAGTGGCTTTCCTAAGTCGCACAACATAGGTAAAGCAGTTGATAAGTTGCAAGGAAATGAGAGAGAGGTGGTTGGTAAAAATCCAAATTCAAGGTCTGCTGAACTACAAAAAAAAACAGTATATGAGAGTGGTTTTAAAGATAATGCTGTCATAACTGAAGGCAACAGCGAATGGGAGGGTTGGGGAACAGCACTAAAACCTGCACATGAGCCTATTGTTATGGCGAGGAAACCATTTAAGGGAACTGTGGCTGAGAATGTGTTAGAGCATGGTACTGGTGGTATAAACATAGATGAGTGTAGGGTTGGTAATGAGACAATAATTAATAGACCAGCAGGCAACAAAGGTGGTGGTAATAGCTATAATTTAAGTGTCAAGGGTATGCCACAAGATGCAAGTCATACTACCTCTAATGGCAGATTCCCTGCTAATGTTATGCACGATGGCTCTAATGTATTGCAAGAGATATTTCCTGATGGCAGTTCTAAGTATTTTTATACAGCTAAAACTAGCAAAAGTGATCGAGAAGATGGGTTGGATTATTTTGATATGTTGCAATCAACGGGTGGTGGTGGTGGTGTAGGTAATTATTTAGATGATGTAAATTCTGCATCAGGTAAGTTTGGTAGTGAAAAAGCACCCTCTAAAAATATGCATCCTACTGTAAAGCCACTAGACTTAATGCGTTATTTGTGTCAATTAGTAACACCAAATGGGGGTGTTGTATTAGACCCATTCATGGGTTCAGGTAGTACAGGAAAAGCATCAATTCAAGCAGGATATAAATTTATTGGAATTGAGCTTGATGAAGATTATTTTGAAATAGCAGTAGCTAGAATTGAAAAAATGATCAAAGATAAAAAACAAGAGTTATTTTAATTGTTACATTGGAGTTTTAATGGCAGTAAACCTTAATGATTACAAGGTTGATCAGATAAAAAAAGAAGTATGTCATGAGTGGTTAATTGATAAGCACTATGCAGGTAGGCTGTGCATCATTACATATGCTTTTGGCATCATGGATGCAAACAATAAGCTAGAGGGTGTTATCACCTTTGGTTATCCACCCAATAAATCTTATAACAATGGTGAATGTTTGTTTCATGAGGCAAGGATTACAACACTAGAACTAAACAGGCTGGTTATAAACTCAACCATGCCTAAGAACACAGCCAGCTACTTTATTACAAGAGCCATCAAGATGTTGCCAAGACCTATGGCATTGGTGTCATATGCTGATAGCAATTATAATCACCATGGCTATGTTTATCAGGCAACTAACTGGCTCTATACAGGAGAGAGCAACACCAAGTATAGATATACCTTTGAAGATGGTTCTACTTTTGACATACATAGAGGCATTGATAAGAAAGGTAAGGTTGTAAGCAAAGAGAAGATCAAGCCAACACTTAGGTATATTTTTATTCATGCAGGCAAAAGACAGAGGCAAAAGTTAATAAAAGATATGAAATGGGAACTTGTACCATACCCCAAAGGAGTGAATGTAAATTATGAATGTAAAGACATTGATGCTGTCGAAAGACAGAGGCAACTCTTTTAAGGGTAGGGTAGGGTATCTATTATGAGCAAACTTTGTAATTTTATGAGAGTAAGGGTGATGCAAGAGAGAGCAATCCCCTTTGCCATGCCCTATCTTGAAAGTATTGATAGAATGGGGTTTGTTGGCTATTTAGGGTATAGTATACCCTTTATATATAAAGATTTATATATAGTAATAGTAGGTAGGTATATATATTAGTATGGATTATTATATGTAAGTTATAAGTTATAGGAAGCTGTACACCACACCCTCTACCCTAAAATGATATGAAAGAAGAAACACCAAAAAAAGGCAGACCAAGAAAAAAGGCAATCAGACCATCACTGACTGATAAGCCAATGGCTTTTATGCCTGATGCAGAATATAACCTGACTGAGATGCAAACAGCATTTGTTTGGCATTATGTGAATGACAGTTGCACACAAACAGAAGCCGCTCGAAGAGCAGGGTTTGAGTTCCCAGCACAAGCCGCTTCTAAATTCTTAAATGGCAAGGACTTTCCTAATGTGGTAAAAGCTATCAAGGTTAGAAGAGATGAGCTTGCACATCAATATGCAATCACTCCTGAAAAGACAGCCAAGATGTTATGGAAGGTGAGTGAGGAAGCTTTCAAGAAAGGACAGTTCAATGCAAGTGTTTCAGCATTAAGAGAACTTAATGAACTGGCTGGGTTAAAGATTAAGAAGAGTGAGAATCTAAACATTAATGCTAACTTGGATAATCTATCAGCCAAGGATATAGAAGAACAACTCACTGCTATCTTTGGTGGCAATATCATTGATGCTGAACCTGATGATATTTAAAACTAAGCCAAACAATTAAATCTACCTGTGAAACCAAGAGAGAGCCTTTTTTCTCTGCAAAAGCTCAAAAAATGGCAAAAAATCAAAAAAACACCTAAGATCAGTGACTTACGACATTTTTTTTTGCTGGAAAGCTACAGTTTTTATGGCTGTCATGAGAAACATTGCTCAAGCACTGCTAACATTTGCATTTAAACAGCTTACACAAGGCTCTGAGATGCCCATAGGTAAAGGATTCCTTGGGTTTGGCAAAAAAAGGTCAAAAAATCGCAAAACCTTGACCCCTGCACCCCTATATTGCCAAGTGCCTGTGCAAGTGCAGTTGCAACTGAGTTATAAATATTCAGTAATCAATTTTGAAGATAAGTGTTAATTCCAATATAAATGTGTATAATGCAACTTATGAACATTGACAGACATGCACTAAAAGAAACCATGAGTGATGTAGGAGTTGGATTCTTACTGGCTTTCCCAATATCACTAACAGTCCTGAATATTTGCAATTATTTTGATGCATCAGTCTTGGCTACCTCCATTGCCCAAACTTTTGTCTTTACCATTTTTGCTATAGTAAGAAAATATGCCATTAGGATTACATTCAAAAAAGCAGATGAAAACCAAAACCAATCTTGAATACATCTACTTGGCTTGGTGGCTTTCTGATCTAGCCAACAAAAAGGCTGAGGCACTCATAAAAAAATACCAAAAAAAATAATTACACTTTTTTCTATATAAGTGTTGACATCCACACTTTTATCCTTATTATAGATAGTGTAAGTGACAATGCTTACACAACATAAAAGGAAAAATATGCAAAATATAGAAGAAAAAAAATTAGACAACAGCAAACTTGAGGAGGCTTACGACCTTTTAAAGTATGTGGATAGAAGTAATAGCTTTGTTTATATCCCAACAGATATAGATGATGTTCAACCTTTCTTTCTTGCACAAATCAAGGATGTTGTTGATTCATTAATAGAAAAAGTAATAGCTGATGACCCTGAAAGGGCAAAGTTTTATAGATTGATGGAGGATAACAATGCCTAAATCAACTCTAGTAAAAGACATCAAAGCAGAATTGCTTGAACAACTCAAAACCAAAGGCATGGATTTCACTATGCCTTGGTTTAGATGTGGCTTACCTCAAAATGCTTTTAGCAAAAAGTATTATAGAGGTGGTAACTTACAACATTTGGATTTTGTGCAAAGGCACAACAAATGGAACTGCAACCAGTGGGCAACATTTAAGCAGTGGTCATCAAAAGGTCACAAAATTAAAAAAGGCTCCAAGGGAACTCAAGTTTATTTTTGGGAACTCAAAGACAAAGATGAGGCTTACCTCAACGAAAAAGAAAGAGCAATATTTTTGGCTACCAAGAAGTTACCAAAAGTTTTACTGCAAAAATTCTTTGTTGTATTTAATGGTTATCAAATAGAAAACTATGACATCAAGAAGAATCTTAGTCATGTCAAAAAAATGTCTGAAGAAGCTTATCAACAAATTGATGCATCTATCGAAAAAACACAAGCTAACATCATCCACCATGAGGGTGATGCTTTTTATGTAAGATATTTGTCACCTTTTGATTATAACCTTGAAGCAGACACAATCTACATGCCTAAAAAAGAAAACTTTTTTACAGATCAAGATTATTATTCAACTTTGTTGCATGAGCTTACTCACTGGTCAATGACCAAAGAGAGAACCAACAGGGTAGAGAAAAAATTATCTTATGCTGAAGAAGAACTGGTTGCTGAAATTGGTTCTGCTTTCTTATGTGCCTACTTAGGTGTAGAGAAGAAACCTAGACCATGCCATGCAAAATATTTGAATAGCTGGTTGCAAGCAGTTGAAACTAAGTCAGAGAGAGATGTGCTTAAGTATTTCACACTTGCACAACAATCACTGGATTTCTTCATAAAAACATTTGAAGAGGAGGAAACTAAAGAGGTGGCTTAGGCTACCTCTTTTTTTAATTAATGCAAAATAATACTTGCACTATATGTTAATAAGTCTTATGATTAACATATCTAAACATAAAAGGAGTAGATAAAATGACAGAAGAAACTAGAGAAGAAATGATCAACAGGCTCAAAGCAGAGCTTGGTGACCACCTCCATGAAACCTATGAATTACAATGTTTTTTTCATGGCAAGATCACAGGAACTTTTGATAAGTTCCTTAACAAACCAAGTGGCTGTAAGCAATGCATCAAGCAAGGCTTGAAATCTTGGGATAGAGATTTTTACCAAGACACCATTTGGCAAGCAATTCACAAACTCATTGCTGACAACAAGTTAGCAATCAAACAAGCAGAAGCAGAGGAGCTAAAAAATGCAAGCATATAAGCAAAAAACATTTGATGTAAATTCACCTACAGATATTCATGAAAGCTGTAAGGCTGAAAATAAATCAACAAGAGAACTCACAGCAACAGAAAGTTATTTCTTGGATGAGAGTGGTGACAATTATGAACATGGTTCTTGCTGGTCAGAAGATCATCAAGACCCAACTAACTATTGGCAACAAAACATGTGCCATGTTTATTACAACAGAAATGCTACCTTCAAACTAAAAGAAGAGAAGTGGCATGGTTATTCAAGCCTAGTAATAAAGCCTGAGCATCTTGATGTGTTATCTAACAATACACCCTTTAGTGATGCCAAGGTTAAAAGAGCCTTGATCGAGATATGGTTTGGTTCACTGGCACCTTTTGATGGCAATGAATACAAAAGGTTAATGCGAAATTATAAATCTAGGAACAAAAGAGCAAAATTAAAAGGAGTAAACAATGGACTTTGATAATAAGAAAAAGAAGGTCAGTGGCAATGTTAATGTTGTCTGTGGTGCTGACTTATGGCAAGACTTACATGAGTTGCACCAAGAGTTTGGCATTAACAAGTCTGACATACTTAATAACTTCATTCACTATCATTACAAAACCAAAGATGATTTTATGAAGGTACTGGCTCCTGTCATCAAGACTAGGTTGCAGAGGCAGATTGCAGAGCTTGAGAAGTTAGAGGGCAAGGTTGATTCAATTCAACCTGTGCCTGAGCAACCTAAGAAGGTTTATGTTATCAACAATCATGTTGAGCCTAAGCAAGAAGCCAACAGAAGCCAAGATTTTGGCTCTATTGACAACCCTGTTTCACTGGAAAGATCAGCACATAAGTGTGAGTTTACAGATAAGTCTGTGAGCATGGTTCAAGGTGAAATTGATTCTTGGTTGCATGACACCAAGACCAAAGGTTTAGCCATTAGGTTTAAGAAACATGGTAAGTCTTACTACACTAGAGCTAAGAATACTGCTATTAGCAATAGCACTCTTAGAATTAGGATAGGTGACACCAAGCTAATGACTTTGGATGAGGCAAGACAGAAACATGCCCAGCATTTACACACTATTTATGTGGAGGGTAGGAACCCTAATAAAATAGTGCCTAAAAAATCGAAAGCTGAAAAGCCAGTGCAAGTGGATAAAACTCCAAAGGTTGAGGAAGATAGTGCAGAGCTTTTGGACTTTGCTAATCTAAGAGCCTACACCATTGATGACATTCATATCTTGGGTAGACTCTTGGGCAACATAGACCCACTGCTCAATAATTGCATGACCAAGTTTCACAATGCTTTGTCTAAAGAAGCACACAGACAATGCTTGGATATGTTCAGAGATGGCATCACCATTGCTGAGTTGAGACAGAAATCTTTTAAGTTGCACACCCAATACAGGCATGACCCTGTGACAGTGGGTTATCAAATGCTTGTTTATAGACTAGCAAAAGCCATATATAATTTTGGCACCAAAGCAGAGAAGGAAGCATTTAATTTTTAACATGGGGGAAACTATGTCCAACACAGATATTATCAATGAGTTAATCCAGCTTTTTAAACAACTCAATCTTGAGGCTCAGGAAGAGATTGCAGGCATCTTAAAAAAGATCATCAGGGAGAACAAAGACAATGCTGAGAAATGAACCACTGGTCTATGAAGCCATTTATGGTTACATCAGAGTATCAACTTTAGAGCAAGTCAAACATGGCACCTCACTCAAACAACAACAAGATGAGATTAGAAAAATGTGTCTCTACAAGTTTGATAGGGAGCCTGATGAGTATTTTATAGATGATGGAGTGAGTGGCACCTTAGACTTTAATCTAAGACCACAAGGCTCCAAACTCCTGAATGTGCTTGAACCCAATGATGTGGTTCTATGCTCAAGGTTAGATAGATTGATTAGAAGTCTAACCTTGCTATGCACTATCAGAGAAAGCTTCAATGATTCCAACATTCATTTGTTTGCAAGAGATATTATGGGTGGCACTGATTCTATTAGTACCTCTCAGTCACCTAACATGAAGATGTTTGTAAGCATGATGGGAACTTTTGCTGAATGGGATAGGGATAACACAGTTGCCAAGCTTTATTCAGGCAAGATCAATGCCATGAATGAAGGCAGATACATAGGTGGTGGTGTGCCATATGGTTATACCACCATCAACAAAGGGCAAAAATCTTACATGGTGGTTAATGAAGAGGAACAAGAAATCATGAGTTGGATAGATACTTACTATGCAAGAATGCTTAAACAAGGTAAAACCCAGCCATGGAGAAAGATGTCCAAGCAAATTCAATCTTTGTATGAGACAGAAATACCACCATGGAAGTGCAAAAGAATTGCAGAGAGAAAGATTAAAGAAAGACCAACCCTATGATATAGTTCCAAAATGGCAACTATTGATGAGATAAACCTTTTAGATTATCAAGCACCCACACCTGAGCAAATACTCAAAGCTGGGAGGAAGCCTGTTGCAGAACCTATACCCCTTGAAGAACAAGACCCCTTTTATTACAAGATTTTAAACCCTAGTGGCAGGAAACTTGTGGATATAGTTAGGGCAGAAATTAATAACCCACTTAATTACCTAGCTGGTGCTGGTGGTATCAGCAAAGCCAAGGGCATAGCCAGTGTAATAAGTGATGATGTAGCAAGAAAAATATTTAATGTTGATCAAGAGATGGATGTTCTTTATGACCTCAACCAAAGAAAAAAAAGGTTGGACAAAAAGCTTGTTTTTGATGAGTCTTTAAATGACAAACAATATGCACTGTTAGATAAAGAAATAGATTCAGTAAACAATGCTATACAACAGGTTGAAAACAAAGCTATAAATAAAATTGAAAAAAGATTTGCTACAAACATTCAATCTCGAACCATTGATAAATTAGACCCAGCAAAGGTTGATAGACCCTCATTACAAAATATTGAGAAAGTAGCAGTTGGCAAGGCAAACAAAGACATAATAAAAAATGTAGGTGCTTATGTTGACTCACCCGGCTACAACAAAATTTATGAAAAAAGCTATGGCACAGAAAAATTTTCAACTAGGTTATCAAATATTTTTGATAACTCAGATGTTCCTATAGATGACCCCAAGTATCTTTCTACATACACAAGACTAATGACAGATGAGCCTATGACAAAGGTTGGTAGCAAAGGCATTGCCTCTTTAAACCCCTTAGAGATATATGAAAAATCTATTATGCCACCAACCACAATGGCTCTTGGCTCAACACAAAAACCTTTTTTCGTAAACCCTAAAAAACTTGCAGATAAATTAGACAAAAGTGGAGCAGGAGAAGATTTCTTTAAGCTAAGAAAAGATGATGTAGGTTATTTAGACAAACTTGAAGAATCAATAATGGTTAGAGGCTACCAGCCTGAGCCAATAAGAATTGAAATATTGCCAAGTGGCAATACAACCATATCAGAAGGCAATCATAGGCTATATAGAGCATTGAGCAGAAATGATAATGAGGTTCCTGTAATATTTAATTACACAGGAGGAGCAGAAAGGCTTGATACACCCTTTGGCATAAATCAATTAGACTCTTTTATTGCAACAGGAGAAAAAGGTTACAAAACAGAAAAAGAATTTGCCAAATACATCAAAGATGTAGAGAAAACCTACAAACCTGCTTCCACAAAAATAGCTGATGACATAGATAAAATTGCACAAGGCATATCTAATAGACAACAGCAGATTGCAAAATTACAAAGAGAACTAGAGCTTGAGGGTGGTGATATGCTACCTAAAACAGTCAAAAGCACTGAAAGAAAGATAGCTAGATTGATGAAAGAAATAGATGAGATGAGCAAATAATGGCTACCATAGATGAAACCAATATTTTTGCACCCCAAGACCCTGATACTGGTCAAACCTATCAGCTATTTGATGCTGATGCCATTAAACAAAAGCAGGTTCAATCTAAAGAGCAATACAATTTAATTAAAGAGCAAATCAAGGCTGGTAACTTAGACCAAGCCTATGAAGGTTTTACACAACTACCTTTCTCTGATCAAATGTTGCTTTACATCAACCCAGTCACAGGTGTGCCATTAGAAAGCTATGAGGTAGTCAAATTTGGAGCAGAAGCACAGCCTAGACTTAAAACTTTTGAAGAATTTGGCTTTGACATGCTTGACCCAAGAAAAAAACTCTTTGGTAGTGTTTTGCCCTCACCAGTGACAGTAGATGACAAAGGCTCTGCTCTTATGTCAGGTTTAGCAGGACTTGGTGTTTTAGGTGGTGTATTTGATTTAGCCAACATACCCAAAGCCATTCTTTCACCTTTTGTAAGAAAAGCACCCCTTTATTCAAAACAAGAAGGCACTGGTGGTGGTGGTGGCACAAGTGACATACAACCTCAACCCAAAAGAGACTTTGCAGGCTTTGTTTCAAGTGTTGAGAAAGTTGCATTGGGACCGCAAAAATTTGGCAGTGGAAAAGACCTTATTAATTACATTGAATCACCCAAAAGATCAGGCATTTCAGCCAAAGAACTTGAATACATTGACTTTGATCAAATCAGAAACAATCCCAATCTCACCAAAGAGGATGTAGTCAAATACATTCAAGACAATAGACCACAGATTTATCGAGTGCAAAGAAGTGAAGATAACCCAACTTATCGTGCTGATGAAAACCAAAACCCACTCAATGAACTGCCACTCAATGAGGAGGCAACTAGAATAGCCAATGCAGAGGAACAGGCATATTTTAGAGATGAATATGCACAAGAAATTGCAGATCATAATGCCATTCTTTATAGCAACCCAACTTTGCAAAACAGCAATTTTGTTCTCAACAGTGAAAACATCAATGACCCAAGTGTGCTTGAGGATGTTACAAAATACTTATTTAAAAGTGAACCTGAAGCTTATATGAACATATATCCAAGTCTTGTAAAAGTAAATTATCCTGATGGCAGGCAACCTGCATTGTTTAATAACAATGATCTTGTTACAAATCCTGAAGTAGGTGGTTATACCATCAATGATTTGCAAGAGGTGGTCAAAGATGGTGCCACCATTGAATTTCCTGCTTTAACAAGAAATGCTGATGACATAATTGAAGAAGCCAGTACAAGTCGTGTCTCTCCTGACTTTGGCAATGAAATTGAGGTCTATGAAAGTGTTGGTGAAAATACAGGCTTAACTTACAAAATAATTGGCAGTGAAAACGGGGGTTATCAAGTATTAATTGATGATACTCCTGCCACTGGTGATTTAGGTACAGGTGGCAGATATGATATTAGAGTTTTTGACGATGTTGCAGATGCAAGAGCAAGGGTTCAAGCAGAATCTTTTGACAATGGTGACATACTAGAAGGAGCAAACACCTTTGATACAGGCTCTAATTCTGACCAACTTTTAGAAACAGCACCTTATGATGTAATTACTGGTGAGGCAACCTTGCCCACAAGATTTGGTTATCAATATGGTGATTATAGATTGCCCATGGGTGGTGCAGAAAACTATCGTGAGTTTACTCTGCACATAGCCAACCCCAAAACTGCAACTAGGTATGACTCAACCAAAGGCACGAAACACTTTGGTGGTGGTGATGAACTTTTGCATTACAGGGTGACAGATAGAATTGATGAGGATGGCAAAAAAGTCTTGTTTGTAGAAGAGATACAATCTGATTTACATTCAACTGCATCAAGCACAAGAGAAAGAGCTAATTACGAAATAGGTGTTGACACTAAAAAACAAGCAGTAAAAGAACTTAGGGATATTTTTAAAAACAATAACAACCTAAGAGTTTCTGACAATGGAGATATTATAAAACTAGATGCAGATAGCAATTACGATACAAGTGGTCTGCTATCAGCAGAAGAGGTAGCCAATATAAATTACTTTGAAAGGCTCACAGACTTATCTTCCAACATAAACGCAAGAAAAATAGGTTATTTAAGTGATGAAGAAGTAAAAAGCCTTAACAAATTTAGAGAAAAATATGCTAAAGATAATAAAATTCTTCCTGACCTCCCATACAAAAAAAATGACTACCTAGAACTAGCAGTCAAAGACATCATGAAACTAGCAAGTGAAGGTGATTATGAAAGAGTGGCTTTCACCAACCCTGCCACACAACTTATGAGAAACAACAAAAGCCTAGAATACATAGATGAAATTGAAGTTAGTCAAGTACCAGTTTTAACTGAAGCAGAGCAACAATTTAACGAAAAGTGGATGCGAAATCGTGATAGATCAATGATTAGTCAAATGGAGCCTAATAGAAAATTAAGGTTGGATGGTGTGTTGCCTAATAGTGAATTAGAAAACTTTGTTAACACCCACACAGACTTTGTTGTTAATGATTCACAAGCAAACAAACTTTGGCAGGACTTTCATAAATCAGAAAATTTAAAAAGAAGCAAAAACATTGAGGATTATGAAGAGGCTCATTACAAAAATTCAGTAGAATCCATATTTGCAAGATATGACTCTCCACCCACACCATCTAAACTTGCTGAAGATTTATATCAAAGTGGAATTATTACTGCCAAGAAATTAAAGTTACAGCAAATAAAAAGAGCAAATGTTGACTTAATTAAGGCTAGTGTAGATAGACCACAAGGAGCATTAACTAAAGATGAAGCATACCAATTTCAAAAAGAAACCAGCAATATATTAAGTTCAACAGATGAAAACATACCACTTCCAAACAAACCATTTGATGAAATAACCTTTGATGATCTCACCCTAGGTAATAAACGACTAGATATGATTAATCAAGATGTAAGAAGAGGCATTTCAAAAATTATGCGTAATTTCTACGATCACACATTGCCCAATGTTGAAGATGCAGGCAAATATATTGTCAAGCAAAAAGGCACAGGCTACGAAATAGATAGCTCTAAATTTATGGTTGAAAGAGGTGATATAACAGAAGGTTATAGAAACAGAAAATTTGATAACATTAATGAAATGATTCAAGAGCTAAGACTTGATGAAAATTTACAAAAACAAATTAGAAATGATCTACAAAAAGGCAATATTCCTGCATCCACAATAGATTCACAAATTTACAAAGTAGAAGCAGAGGGTGGCTCAGGCAAAAAACCTTTAGACATGTATGCAAAAATTATTCCACAACAAGTTGATAAATTTGCTAAAAAATATGATAAGAGTGTTAAGCCTCAGCTAAAAAGAGTTTTGTATTCTAATGAAGAGGGCATTGATGCCAACCAACTTTATAGTGATTTTAAAGCAGAAGAAAAGCTCAAACTAGAAGAGGCTCAAACAGAAGGTCTTTATGGGCGTGACTTTGAAGAGCCTTACACACACGAAGCAGTAAGCATAGACATTACTCCTGAAATGCGAAAAGCTATCTTGACTGAGGGTGTGAATGTCATGTACAAAGGTGGTATAGTAAGAAAGTCACAGTCTATGGATAGACCCATAGCAGGTAACACTAGGTATGTATAATGGCTGAACCAATAGATTATTTAAAAACTTATCTCAACATGAATCCTGAAGATTATTCTAGGATGCAAGCACAGATAGGTGGTGAAACTTTGCCTGATAGAGAAATATTTACCATGCCAGCAAGAGCCATGCCTATGCCCATGCCCATGCCAGCACCAAGGCAAGCCATGGAGCCTATGTCCATGTCAGCACCACAAAACACAGAAGTTCAAGCCTTAATGGATGAAATAGCATCTCTAAAAGCACAGATACAAGCCATGCAAGACACACCTGAGCCTATGCCAGCAGTAGATGAGGCACCAGTCATGCCTTCAGCACCAGCAATAAGTGATTTACAAAATAGAATGGCAGTTGAACCCATGCCTTTGCCAAAAACCAATGTGCCACAAGCACCAGTAGGCATAACTAACAGGATGGTAGGAGAACCACAAAGACTGCCTACAAGAGATCAGACAGTCTCATCTTTGCCCATGGAACAAATACAAAAAAGCCTTGATATGTTATCTAAGCTACCTAAAACAAACATTCCTATTATCCCTGACATGGATGAGATTAGAAGAAAAATAGCAGATGCTAATATTAGCTTACCCACACCAGTAAACTTTCAAGATCAACTTCAAGCCATTAAAGATTTACCAACCATGCAACCAGTCAATCAAATATCACCAACCATGCCTGCAAATCCAGTGTTCCCAACAACACCTTCCCCCCAAAGAAGAACTGGTGCTAGAAATTTTTTAGAGACACAAAATAGGTTTGCACCCATGCGATTTGCAGGTGGTGGTCTTAGCAAAGCACTTAGTGAATTAAAAACTAGAATCTCCTAATGGCTATCATCAATGGTTGGGGTAGAGGTGAATGGGGAGAAGGAGCTTGGGGAACAGCTTTACCAGTTACCTTATCAGGATTATCTAGCACATCAGCTTTAGGCACAGTTTCCATTGATGCAGAAGCTAATGTTACCTTATCAGGTTTAAGTGCCACTGCAGTCAATGGAGGAGTAGCGGTAGATGCACCGGGAGTTGTAGGTGTCAATGGTTTGGCAGGTGTATCTGCTTTAGGAACTGTTATCACACCATCAACCAATGTTTTAACCATCTCAGGATTAGCTGGCACCTCAGCACTAGGAACTGCAACCACTGATGCAGAGGCTAATGCAAGTCCTTCAGGCTTAGAGGCAACCAGTGGTCTTGGCACTCCAACCATTACAGCCAAAGCCAACCAAACTCCAACAGGGCAACAAGGCACATCAGCACTTGGTACTGCAACCACTCAAACTGATAATAGGTTTGAAATAAATGTATTTGATAATACTGTAGGATTAGTTGGCACCCCAACCTTTAATTGTAAATGCTCAGTTACACTAACTGGTGTGTCTGCTGTAGGAGAACTTGGCACAGCCTTCAAATGGCAGAAAATAGATGATAGCCAAACTCCAAATTGGAAGGAGATAGCGGCATAATTACAAAAATACAAAATTTATTGTATGATTAAATCTTTATGAGGACATAAATATGGCAACTTATGTAAATAACTTAAGGCTAAAAGAAATAGCCACTGGTGATGAATCAGGAACATGGGGAACATCCACTAATACCAATCTTGAGTTGATCGGTGAAGCTCTTGGTGTAGGCACAGAAGCCATTACCACCAATGCTGATACCCACACCACAACTGTAGCTGATGGTTCTACAGATGCAGGTAGATCAATGTATCTTAAATACACAGGCACATTAGATTCTGCATGTACCATTACTATTGCACCTAATACCATGAAGAGAGTGCAAATCATTGAAAATGCAACCAGTGGTTCACAAAACATTATTATCAAACAAGGCTCAGGCTCAACAGTCACCATTGCACCTAGTGAAGTTGCAGTTGTGCAACTAGATGGAGCAGGTAGTGGTGCCGCTGTACTTGACTGCTTTACAGATTTGGCTGTCACAGATAGCTTATCCATCAATGGCACAACCTTAACCATAGGTGATGCTACTGCTGAAGATACTAAAATAGTTTTTGATGGCAATGCACAAGATTATTATGTAGGTCTTGATGATAGTGCTGATGATCTTGTAATAGGTCTTGGCTCAACAGTTGGTACAACACCAGCCATCTCAGTAGATGAGAACCAAAATGTGACCATGCCACAAATAGTGACAGCATCTACTTCAGCCAATATTACTCAAGTAGCTTTAACAGATGGTACAGTTTCATGGGATGCAAAAGCCGCCGCTAATGCATTTTTATTGCTAGAGGAAAATTCAACCATAGGTAGTCCAAGTAATTCAGTAGAAGGAGCTATTATTAGCATTGAGGTAGCACAACACGCTTCGAGCGGTCCATATACTTTGGCATGGAACGCAGTATTTGAATTTGTTGGGGATGTGACTCCAACACAGACCGCTACAGATGCTAAGACTGATATATACGCTTTCAGATACAATGGCTCTAAGTGGCAAAACATTGGTATCAGTCAAAACCTAACACAAAGCTAACATGGAAACCCTACAGAGAACTGCTAATCGAGGAAGTGTCTCGACTGGGTATGAGATTGGTAACTCTTTAAAACTTGAAGCTGATAATTCAGAAAGCTTAACTCATACAGGCACTCAATCAACAGCAGGAAATGCTAGAACTTGGACGTGGGCAGGTTGGATAAAAAGAACAGAACTTGATGGACATGAATATTTATTTTCAGCAGGTTATACAGGCTTTAAGTTTATGACAACAGAAAACTGGTTGAGATTTGCTATGTATGATGGTAGTACTTCCTACTACCTTGATTTAGATATGGTGTTTCGGGACACTTCAAGTTGGTATCATATTGTTGGTCAATTAGATACAACGCAGGGGACTGCGGCTAACAGAGCAAAAGTATGGGTTAATGGAGTTCTTCAAACAGAATTTAGAGCAAGCACAAATTACACAAGTATTCCTCAAAACACAGAATTTCAAATAGGTCAAACAGGAAGCTCATCAAACTGGTTAAAAATAGGAGATTGGTTTGCAGCAGGAAGATACCTTTCAGCTTACATAGCAGAATGGCATTTTACAGATGGAGTAGCTAATGAAGCAGATGCTTTTGGTGAGTTTGATAGTGATACTGGTATTTGGATACCTAAAGAATATACAGGTTCTTATGGCACTATCGGATATTATTTAGACTTTTCTGATTCTGCTAATTTAGGCAATGATTCTAGTGGTAATAGCACAGACTTTTCAGAAACTAACATCACAGCCGCAGATCAAGCGACTGACACACCTACTAATAATTTTGCAACATTAAATCCTCTACATTACACAACCAAATATACAATAACTGAAGGAGCTACGAATCAAGTATCTTCTGCAGATGGATGGGGTGCTAGTGTTGGCTCTGTAGGAGTTACCTCTGGTAAATGGTATTTTGAAGTACAATCTGCTGATACTAATGGATATACTCTTCTTGGTGTTATAGACCAAGATAGTGTAATAGGCACATATGTAAATGCTGATGCTCACGCAGGAGATGCTCCTTATGGCATAGCCTATTATGGTGGCAATGGCTCAATTATTACTAATGGTTCAGCATTATCAGGAGTTTCTTTTCCTTCATGGACTACTGAAACTATGGGTTGTGCATTAGATTTAGATAACAATAAAATATATTTTTCTAAAAGTGGAACTTATGGCAACTCAGGAGACCCAGCATCAGGTTCAAATGGAGTATCTTTGCCAACAGGTGGAAGTGGTACTTGGTTTATTTCGACATCAACTTATTACGCTGCTAACCCAGCCAAAACGAATCAAGGTGGCTATACAACAAACACACCATCAAGTGCAGCAAGTGATGCCAATGGCTACGGAACTTTTGAATACGCACCACCTTCTGGATACTATGCAATATGCACTAAAAACTTAGCGGAGTTTGGATAATGGCTTATACAACGATAGACGACCCATCAGCACATTTTCAATGTGAACTTTACACAGGTAATAGCACTACAAATGCAATAACTTTTTCAGGTAACAGCGATATGAAACCTGATTTAGTTTGGAACAAAAGGAGAGATGCTGCATACAACCATGTTTTGTGGGATTCGACCAGAGGTGTTACAAAGTATATAGCTTCTAACACTTCATCCGCAGAAGCCACTTTTGGTTATGTTTCTTCGTTTGATACTGATGGTGTTACTTTTGGCACTGCTGACCAAGCTGTAAATACTAATGGTGGTTCTTATGTTTTATGGAATTGGAAAGCCAATGGAGGGACAACTGCAAGTAATAGTGATGGAGATATCACCTCAACTGTTCAAGCAAATACAACAGCAGGTTTTAGCATAGTTACTTACGCTGGTAACGGCAGTCAAGACCAAACAATAGGACATGGATTAGGAGCAGTTCCTAAAATGATTTTATTTAAAAATAGATCAAACTCTGCTTATTGGTATGTTTATCATATAGGTACTGGAAATGATACTATGATGTATCTTAATTTAAGCAATGCCGCACAATCTTTATCAAGTCAGTTTTCTACCCCAACAACCACAACTTTTAATGTTAGTAACGAAAACAGCACATTTAATGGTTACAACACAAATACTGATAATTATGTTGCTTATGTATTTGCAGAGGTGCAGGGCTACTCAAAATTTAGTTCTTACATTGGCAACGGAAATGCAGATGGTCCGTTCGTCTATACAGGATTTAAACCTGCTTTTATAATGTTGAAAAGAACAAATGGTAGCGATGGTTGGTTTTTACTAGATGCAAAAAGAAATCCAATCAATATTTCAACTAACAGTGCTATAAGAGTTGATGAATCTGGAGCAGAAGGTTCAGCATCAAAATTAATAGATATGCTTTCTAATGGTTTTAAATTAAGAGGTAACGATGGTGCTTACAATGGAGGAGGTAATCCCTATATCTTTATGGCATTTGCAGAAAATCCATTCGTAACATCAACAGGAATCCCAACAACAGCTTTTTAGATCTAAAAAAATGAGGTAATATAAAATTATGTGGGCATTAGTAGAAGATAGTAAAATAAGTAAGGTTTATAATAAACCTGCACAATTAACGATAGGAGATATTAAATATCCTAGCAATATACACAACCTTTGGTCAGAGGCAGAACTCAAAGCTATAGGTGTTTATATAGTAGTAATAGATAACACTAATTATAAAGACCCTAAATACTATATTAATACAGATCAGTCTTTTGCATTTGGTAGTAATAAAGTTACAGCAACTTATGGCACAGCTACAGCTAGAGCTTTAGATGATTCAGGTTCAGGTGATACTTTGGTTAGAGGTTTAAAATATACTCATTGTGAAACAATAGACAATCAAGCTTATGGCTTACTACAACCTAATGATTGGATGGTAGTTAGAAATGCAGAAAGTTCTAAAGCCATACCAACAGATTGGCTAGATTACAGAGTAGCAGTAAGAACAGCGGCAACTGATATGAAAGCAAAAATTAATGCAGTTGCAAATGTAGATGCTTTAGCTGATCTTTATAAATACAATGATGCTACACCACCAGTAAGACCACTAGGTGAGTTTCCAACCCCACCAACTTCATAGGAGATAATTATGGTATATATGTTAGATCTAATATTAAAATTAATCCAAATCATTCCTTGGGTTGTTACAGGAGCTTCTTTGATAGCTTCAATAACTCCAACCCCGCGTGATGATGTATGGATTGGTAAAATTTATAAGCTAGTAGATTGGTGTGCAATCAATATTGGCAAGGCGAAAGATAAATGAGTTGGTGGAAAAAAGTAATTAATTTTTTTAAGCCTTTACCAGCAGACGAGCTACCGAATCCTTTGAAGGATGTAAAAAAAGAAGAGCCTGTTGTAAAAGAGGTGTTAGAAGAAACAGAATTAGTCAGGGCAAGAAATAAAAAAGGTAGGTACGTTGCAGATGACCCATCTACTCCAGATATAAATGAAGCTTATACAACTGTTAAAGTTAAAAAAAAGAAAAAAAAGCGTAAAAAATAAAGTGAATATTTATGACGATCCTTTGCATAAAATTGAGATACATGAAAAAGAATGTGCTCAAAGATATAAAAATATAGAGGAACGTCTTGAATCAGGAGCTAAAAGGTTTGATAAGCTAGAAAACATGATATGGGGCGTTTACCCATTTATCGTAATTAGCGTAGTATTAGCTAAATTTTTATAATGAACGAACATAGAAGCACATTTTCTGGAGATATGGACCGTAATGAAGTTGAGATGGATCTCAATAAATTTATGGCTATGATTGAAGAAATATCTCAACTCAAAGATAAGATTAGAGATCTTGAAGATGATACAACCAAAAACCCTCATCAAAGATGGATTCATCTAGCAAAAGCGGTTGATTCTTGGAGAATATTTCCAAGAGCCTTTCTTACCGTATATATAGTTTTATTGTATAAATGTACTATTTGGTTTATGGAATTACCAGAACCTACATTTGAACAGTCTGGCCTTATTTCTATTGTTGTGGGCGCTGGTGCTGCTTGGTTTGGTTTATATGCAGGAACAACAGGGAGCAGTAAACAATTTAAAGGCGAAGATTAATGAAGAATGACGACCAAAGAAAGCATGATAATATGCTTGCTTGGGCAGCATTAATGTTTCTTATTACTTTAGTAGCAGGCGTTTCTATACAAGCAAACGCTCAATCTTCTCAACAATCTGGTACAGCTTGCGTCAACGGTACACAATATTGTGAAAATTCTAATGTTTACACAACAAATCAAACCACTACAAATAATACCAATACAAACACTAATACAAACACTAATACCAATAATACGACTACCAGTAACACTAATGTTTCAACAAATACGAATGTATCTACAAATACCAATACTTCGACTAATACAAATGTAAATACAAATCAAAACACAAATGTCAATACAAATGTAAATACTTCGACCGCTAATAGCACATCAAATAATACTAATACAAATATAAATACATCTACTTCAACCAGTAATGTAAATTCGACAGTAAATCAAACTGTAAATAATACTAATGTAAATACATCAACTAGCACGTCTGACAATACGAACAGAAATATTAATGAATCTACTTCGCAATCAAACGTACAGACTAATAACGTAAATCAAAATAATAATAATACTAAGTCTGACAATACCAATAGAAACATTAATGAATCAAAATCAGTCCAAACAATCAATCAAAATGTAAAGTCTGAAGCGCCACCAGCTAGTGCTATTGCCCCATCTATAATGAGTTATTCACAAGACTTATGTACTACTGGCCTGAGTGGAGCTTTCCAAGGTCAAGTATTTGGTTTATCTGGTGGTAAGTCTGTAAGAGATATGAATTGTGAAAGACTTAAACTGTCTAAATATTTATACGATATGGGTATGAAAGTAGCTGCAATATCTTTGTTGGCTCAAGACGAAAGAGTATTTAAGGCTATGTGGCAAGCAGGTACACCTGCTCCATACGAAGGCAAAATAGGAGAGGAAGCAAAAAAATTATGGTTAGCTAATCCTTCTAAAAGACCCGATAAAAAAGATATTGAACAAGAGTTTATTGCAGAGTGCAGCCAAGAACACAATCCTAAAAGAGATGAAATACAAAAAGACGTAGCTGGTATAATTAGTAAAGTGGTTGTAAGAAAAACAAAATCTAAAAGACAATGCAAAAAAGAATTATATGGGGGTTGATCCTTCTATCCTGCAATCTTCCAGGA